CTTTGAAGAAGGGTGATTTTTTGAGGTTCCATAATCTGCGGTTCCTAACAAAAGCCTCCTCCGCGAATGCACACGGAGGAGGCGGTTGAGTTGTCAGCTATCGCTTAGGGCTTTTTGCCGTAAACGAATGACTGGGCGCGGCGGACAGCGAAATCGATGTCCTGCATGCAGACGATGCGGAGACTGCCCCTGGTGCTGTTCGAGTAGGGGTCGACGACGATCTCGAGTCCACCCCACAAACCAATGACAAAATCGGCAAAATTTCCGAAAAATACATCGCCAGAGGTGATCTGGTTGGTGATCAATGTCTGGTAGCCGTTCATCGAATCATTTTCCCAGATCGTGCCTCCGTTGGTGGAGCCGGTTGGGAATTTGAGCGCGGTTTTGGCCATGCCGCGTGTCGATGGGTTGGTAACGAATGCCATGCTGGCCACATCAGCGTTTTGCGCACTGACGAGGCTTTCCATGTTTACCAGTTCCGCGAAGGTTGGTTGAACTGCGACGAATGCCTGAGACAGCACACCAGCGGTGGCTTTGATGCCGGTTGGTGCGTTGGTCAATCCTGTGCCGTAGAAGGCTGCGGAGTCGATGGTGAGGGCCAAACCTTGCGCGAGGTCGTTGCGAATCAGGGCTTCGACCGACAGCGATGGTTGCATCAACATGCGGCGGGTGATTTCGCCCCGGTTCGATACTGTGCGAGGGCGGAGCGAGATGAGACCGAAATCAATGTCAGATTTAGGCGCTTCATCATCTTCGCCGATCCAGTAGCCTGTGCCGAAGGTTGTTTGTTTGGGCATGTCCACATTGCCGACGAGTCCAGCCAGCTCGGTGCCGAGATTCATGATGGTCGCTTTGTTGCGGAGGACATCGATGAACGAGGAGGCGAGGAGGCTTGTCTGCACGGTGTTTCCGCCTGTGCCGGTGTAGCCTGTGCCGGATTTTAATGACACGGTGTTAGTTCCGCGCTGGCCGTAGCCTGCGGTGAGGACATCCACGGGAATCATTGTTCCCTGGAGATTGCGGTGGGCGACTTGTCCGGCGGCTGCTTCGCAAGCTTCCAACTCGAAAGCCGCGTCTTGACGGGCTTTCTTGTCGGTCGGCTCTGCGGCGAGGGCGCGGATGAGCTTTACGAATGAGAAGCTACCAGCTTCGCGTTCGTTGAGGCCGATGGGTGCGTTGCCTTCGCGGACTTGGGCGCTGCGCTTGTCTTTCTCGGCAAGGGCTGCGGCTTGGAAGTCCACCAGGTTGCCACCGTCACGCACGATCTGTGCGGCGAGGGCGGGCATCCCGTATTTGTCACCTGCTTCGAGGATGGAGCGGGTGCGGTCTTGCTCGCTTTTCACAGCGGCATTGCGCTCGGCGACGATGTTGATCTCCGGTGCCGCCGGTGCGGGCGCTTGTGGCGCGGGTGTAGGTGTGTCTTGCATATTGGATTGGGTGATTGTGCCGAGGCTGATTGCCTCTGGCGGGTTGTTAAGGCTGCGACCCACTCCGACCGATGGGTCGGCGGGTATTGTGACGAGTGAGATTTCGTAGGGTTCCCACCGGGACACGGTGTAGACATCCACGCCCTCTCGTTCTTCGGTCAATTTGACTTCACGAATGCGGTAGCCGACCGAGACTTTCGTGAGGATTCCGTCCTCAACATCTCGCCACGCTTCTTCGGCGCGTTCGGATTTGCCGAAGCGCACCAGCGCACGGCCCATCCCGTCAGCGTCAATGCGGGCGGTCTCGACGACTCCGAGGACTTCGGATGCGTCATGGTTGAACAAAAGATTTGCGCGGTCGTTGAGCCGCGATAGGTCGCAGGCATCCGCCGAGTGATCGAGGACTTCGACCATGCCAGGCCAACGCTCGATCTCGGCGTTGCTGGAAAAGGCCAGCTCGATGGTGCGCGACTCCGCAGCGATTGCGCCGATGGTCATGACTCGGCGCATGGGCGTGCTAAAAAATTCTTTCGCGGCGGGCTTCATCTGTGCGCGAATTTTGCCAGCGGGCGGCGGGCTGTCTTCTGCGGGGAGTTCCGTGGAGGCAACGGAGACGCAAAAAACCCGGCGTGGGTTTTGGCCCACGCCGGGAAACAACAAACCAAACTTAGCTCAGGGCGGCTGCCAGTTGAGCGCCGGTCGTGCTGACCGTGCTTTGATTTTTTGCGCGTTCGCCGATGCTGCCGGTGATCGTCAGCTCGGTGGTCGGCTTGGCCCAAACTTCGGCGGCGATTTCCGTTTCGGTGGGGATGTCGCCGGGGGTTGCTCGACTGGAGATGGCTTGATCCACTCGCCCAAGCTCCACGGATAGCTCAGTTCTGACCTGCGAGGCGATTTGGCTTGGCGTAGGCACGCTCGGCGCGTTGGTCAATGTCGTGACCGTGCCGCCCGTGATTGTGCGGGTGGCGTGGCTCCAGATGTCGCTCGGCGTGACAGATGCTGGTGCGTTGGTGAGGGTGGTCACAACGGCAAGCGTGCCGGATGGCGAGAGCCTTGATGAGATCGCGGTATCGATGCGCCCGGTAACGGTGCTTGTGAGGCCGACATCGGAAAGGGCTGTGTCCGCTTCGGCGTTGACTTGCGCGGCGGTGAGGGTTGATCGACTGGAAACTGCGGCGTCAAGATTAGCAAGTTTGACGCTGTTGGCGTCCATCTCCTGCCGTATTTGAACCACACTTGGAACCGTTGGCGCATTTGTGAGGGTTGTCGCGGTATCGACCAATCCGCCGGTGATGGTGCGCGTTGCAGCTCCCCACACTGCTGTTGCCACGGCAGCGGGATCGAGGACGGCTGTGCCGGTGGTCTGCATCGTCGCGCCTACGCCTGCGGTGGCGCTGTGGGTGGCCGGGACGATGAATGTCACCGATGTTCCGCTCACGACCGAGGCGATGGTGTAGGTGCTGTTCCACTCGGAATTGCTTGCGCCGGTGACCTTAAACTCATCGCCGACGACAAGCGGGTAGCTGTAGGCCAGAATGGCCGTGGCAGTCGTGCCGCTGCGGGTTGCCGTGAATGGCATGCTTGGCCCGTAGTTCACCGAGAGCGCCACCGATCCGCGAGCGGGGACGGTGAGGCGTCCGGTGAGGTTTCCGGATGCGTAGCTTACGCCGCTGCGAACATCGGTGGGATTGGCTTGCCCAAGCGCGTTGTCGGCGGTGTAGTAGCGGACAAAACTAAGCGCACTTAATCCGTTCAAGGGATATTGTGTATATGATGCTGTAGGTTGGGTTTTTAGATAAAACCTTACTATCTGATTTCCGCTTGTCGAATAAACTCCTAATATGGGTGTCCCTTGCGAAGAATGTATAAGATTTCCAGATATGCAGTTAATTTGATTTGGTGAAGCAACAATGGCATGGCAACCATTGTCGGAAGTGATTGTTCCAGTCACCTCACATGATCCACTTCTATTTGCTATGGCTGGGGAGCCTGATGATGCAGTGACTGAACCTTGGAAATATAGTATGCCACCGCCAATATTAGTTATTGTGGAATTGTAAAAGGAAGAACCCCCTCCATTAACGGTGCAGGTGTAAAAATACACCCCACCAGAATTCATATTGGATACAGCAAAACCTCTATGGGTGGCAGTATTGCTTGAGCCGCCGCCTCCATTTAAGACGCATGTTGAAAAATTTATATTTCCAAGACCCGAATTTGCTACAGCTAACGAGTCAAAACTGCCTCCCGCAGTTATATTTGAATTAACAACATTTATAGTCCCTGGCGATCTATTATCCAATCCACAATCATAATAAATTGAAGAGTTTGATCCTGTAATATTTCCAGTAAAATTAAGCGTAGATGCGGATGATGGTGCGGTAAACCGGATTGTCGGAGATCCCGTTGTCGCCGCCTGCACATTTGCCGTTATGGATTGGCTTGTTGCCACATTGAAAAATCCAGACGCATTAGCTGTAATGGCAGCAGTTCCGCCGTCTTTCCATAACCGGCTTGATGCAGATCCATTGGTTATGCTTAAAACGGATACATTTTGGTCGATTGTTATGGCAAAATTGTTTGCAAAGACATCATCGTTGGCTGCGGGGGCATAAAGAACGCCCCCAGTTCCCCACGGTGAAGTCGCAGGGTTAGTATCTGACCAGTTTCCAGATCGGAATGCGCGAACATTTGGCATGGCTTAAAGTCCTTTCGAGATGATGAATTTTTGGATGGCCGCCGAGATTTCAGCGACGGCGGTGAGTGTGGGTTCGTCGGAGCCGGAGAGGGAGCCAAGGGCGATGTTGACGCTCTGCTCTTGCGCCTGCTCGACCTGATCACCCTCGATGCGGGTGGGGATGAAACGGGCGGCGATGGACGCATCGCTGGTTCCATCTGGTAGATACTTGCCGTTTATGGCGAGATTGAGCGAAAAAAGGTCGAAAGACTTTTCTCCGATAACGATGGGGTTGGTAGCGTTCATGGT